CCACCGCCTTTACCCTTGCTAGAGATATTAACTTGATGACCAGTTTCTGAATTCTTTAGTGCATAACTATCTTGTAATTGTTCATTTTGACTACTAGGGAAGAAAAGAGTTAATCCTTCAATAGGAGCACCTAACCACTTTAAGAACTTATCTTTATTTGGGAAATCAGACACACCACTTATCAATGCTAATACACCTAAGTATTCTCCGGCGTCATCATTGATAGCACTAATGGCTGCTGGATCAATTTTAGGTAATGTTGGATTTTGTCCTTGTGAAATAGTTTGTGCGGCACCCACTACTACCTTACCAACATCAGATCCATTCAATACACTATTTTGTATAATTGTTCTACCCATGCTTTTCGCTGGGATTTTAATATCTGTCAATCCAATGTTAGCTGGTTTTAATTTCATTCCACCCTTGGTTGGCGCGACATTTTGTTCTTGTCCGGGAGGGATAGCCTGTCCACCAAACTCTTTTGTTTTTAAGAAACTATTTAATGGATACTGATGCCCATCTTTTCCTAATAAAGTAATCGAACCTGTAAACTGGTCGTTAGCGGCTAAATCTTGTAATCTCTTAGCTTCTGACGGGTTAATAATAACAGGGGTTCCGTCTGCTTTGTACAAAGGAATATTACCTGAACCAACAATCTTAATTAGATTGTTCAATCGTACAGGATCTTTTTTCAAATTTGCAGGATTCAAAGTCCTGTCTTCTAATAGGAAATCATTTGCTCTCATAGTTATGTATTTATCTGTTTTATGATTTAAATAAATCTTGTTTTTTAAACCATTGCCCGGTAGAATAGCATGTTTTGATTGATATATTGTGCTCCCACATCTTTAATTGATATCTGTAAAAGCTAGGACCATGACTCATTACTCTGTTTTTGCGACCATGACTGTACACATCCCATTGATATTGATGTGCCATTTCGTGTGCTAACATCGTTACCATCCATTGCGTACAGTACCACTTATCACTTAATTTGATTCTACAGTAGGTTCCGCTGTAATAAGGATTGTCTTCCCCATAGCACATACCCCAATACTCACGGCAAGTACCCAACTTAATGTTGGGCCTAATTAAAATATTATCAAAAACATGCTCATTTAGCAAATCATAGACATGTTCTACATCCTGCAAGTCTGGTCTAAATAGTAGTCTTTTTTGCGCGGTGAGGTTGGGTAAGGGTATATCCATCAATTCTCGCAATGACAAGGACTTGAACATACAGTATTTATGAAAAAATATGCTTTGGAACCGCACGTCATAAATATTAGTACAAGGAGATTTACTATGGAAGTTATTATCATTATTGCTATTATCTTAGCAATTGGTTACGCATTATACAGTCAATTCGGAAGCAAATCCCCAGCTGTACAGCAAGAAGTTGCTAAAGTTGAGGAAGTTGCCAAAGAAGTTGTTGCTGAAGTCAAAGCCGAAGTTAAAGCAGAAGTTGAGACAGTTAAAGCAGTTGCTAAAAAGACTACTACCCGTGCTAAAAAAGCATTGGACGTTAACCAAGATGGTAAAGTTGACGCTAAGGATGCAGTTGCTGCCGTTAAAAAAGTAGCCGCTAAAACAACCAAAGCTAAAGCTAAACCAAAAGCGTAATATATACTGCTTTATTGCGAAATAGGGCAATAGCCCTATTTCCATATAATTTATAAGAAACCATGATTCTTGGATTTGATGTAATTAGTGATTTGAATTTGTCTGTTGATGACATGTTTGTATGGGAAGATAAACCTACAAGTTTATATTGTATTGTTGCAGGTAATATAAGTGATGACTTAGCAATGGTACAAACAGTATTAGACGTTCTAGGTAATTGTTATCAGGGTGTATTTTTTATTGATGGTTCATTAGAACATAGCACTGTTATAGTCAGAGAAACACGTAATAGAGAAATTGAAGATATTTGTAAACCGTTAAAAAATGTAATTTACTTGCATGATAATGTAATCGTATTGAATGAGATTGCAATCGTAGGGGTTAACGGTTGGCATGGTAATTATACCCCTAAAAATAAAATGGCTGAGATAGAATTGATATGTGCAGGATATCAAGATGTTTCATATCTATGCAGTACTATTCATAGACTCCAACTTCATTCGGAAGTCAAACATATCATTGTTGTTTCTAGTTGTGTTCCAACTGAAAAGTTATATTACGGTGAACAACCAGACATGCATGATACTAGTCCAATAACTGACGCACTAGAATATGATACTGAAAATAAAATATCTCATTGGGTGTTCGGCACATATGGAAAAATAGTTGATACAGTCATAGACGATATCAACTATCTCAATAATCCTTGCAATAGTAGTAGCAGTATCTATTATCCTAAACGTATAGAGTTTAAGACTCTTCCTCAATTTTAACTTGTAACGGATAGCCTTCAGTTCTGGCTTCCATAGTTACTTCAATTCCCTTTTGCTCTGCAATTTCATAGGGCAACACTGCAACAACTGCACTTCCGGATTCATGAATTCCAGTAGTAATGTTTAATGCAGTATCATCGGTGTAGTGAAAATGGTCAACTAAACTACGTATGACAAATTCCATACTTGTGTGGTCATCGTTGATATAAATTACCCTAAATAACGGGGGTTCTTTAATGTCAACAATCGGGCGTACTTTAATGTTTGAATCAGTTTGTGCCATTCTTTTCTATGCTTTCAAAATAGTGTGCAGTTTCCCGCACACTTGTATTTACAATATTGCTATTATACTATTTATTATAGTTTATTGCAATCTTCTTGGGTTTATGTTCTTCTGGAACAATACGTTCTAGTTGAATTGTCAAAACCCCATTTTCATTTGTAGCACTTTTAACTTCAACATGTTCTGCTAAAGTAAATTCACGCACAAAATTGCGGCTACTGATTCCACGATGTAGATATTCTTTTGGATTATCTAAGTCATGGATTTTGTTACCAGTAATTGTAAGCACACGACTTTCCAATTCAATAGAAACTTCCCCTTCACTGAATCCAGCAACCGCTACTTCAATAGCGAAACGGTCCTCTGTTTCCTTTACTATATTGTATGGTGGGTCGTTTGTATTAGATTGTGTTGCATTCATACGCATCAATTCATCTATCATGGTATCAAATCCGATTCCAAATCTATGAATTGTAGGTATATCTAACGCTCTTAATGTTAATTCTCTTGACATGTTATATCTCCTTTAATAAGCAAGAATAATTGTTGGGCCCGCAACATGCGGCACCCAACTTTGATAGTTAAACAGTCTCTGCTGACTCTTTAACTTCTGCGTCAACCACATCTTCAGGTTGTGATTGTTTCTTTTCAGCTTCCTCAGCATCATGTTTAGCTTTAGTGATTGGACTAATAGCTTCGTACAATTTAGGAATGCTTTCTTGGATGATTGTTGGATCATCACCTTTGATTGCTTCTTCAACTGCTTTGATTGCTTCCTCAGCCTTAGTTTTTTCTTCTTCAGTAACTTTGTCACTATACTTGTCAAAGTCTTGTTTGAATCCAAACAATGTTGATTCAGCTCCATTACGTGCTTCAATCAATTCACGTTGTTTCTTATCAGACTCAGCATTCAACTCGGCATCTTTAACCATTTGTTGAATTTCTGATTCGCTCAAACCACTGTTTGACTTGATAGTGATTTTGTTTTCTTTACCTGTGCCTTTGTCTTTAGCACCGATGTGCATGATACCGTTAGCATCAATATCAAATGTAACTTCAATTTGTGGCATGCCTTTTGGTGCTGGTGGAATTCCATCTAAGTTGAAATCCCCTAACAACTTGTTGTACTGTGCAATCTCACGCTCACCCTGGTATACTTTGATAGTAACTGCTTGTTGATTGTTTTCTGCTGTACTGAAAACTTGACTTTGTTTTGTAGGAATAGTTGTATTCTTTTGAATCAACTTACTCATTACTCCACCTAGTGTTTCAATACCCAAACTCAATGGTGTAACATCAAGCAACAATACGTCAGTACGTCCACCGCCTAATACATCACCTTGAATTGCGGCACCAGCAGCCACTGCTTCATCTGGGTTAACATCTTTGCGAGGTGCTTTACCAAAGAACTTCTCAACAGCCTCTTGTACTTTAGGCATACGTGTCATACCACCAACAAGAATAACCTCGTCAATGTCACTGTTACTTACTTTAGCATCTTGCATTGCAACTTTACAAGGTGCGATACTACGTTGAATCAATTCATCAACTAGACTTTCTAACTTAGCACGTGTCAATTTGACATTCATGTGCTTAGGACCACTGGCGTCTGCTGTGACGTATGGCAAGTTAACATCTGTTTGTGCTGAACTTGATAATTCAATCTTAGCTTTTTCTGCGGCTTCTTTCAGACGTTGTAATGCTAATACATCTTTACTTAAGTCAACTCCTGAATCTTTCTTAAATTCATCAATTAAGAAATCCATGATGCGTTGGTCAAAGTCTTCACCACCCAAGAATGTATCGCCATTTGTTGACAATACTTCAACTTGTGTGTCACCATCAACGTTAGCAATCTCAATGATTGATACGTCAAATGTACCACCACCTAAGTCATAGACAGCAACTTTACGGTCACGCTTTTCCTGTTTATCCACACCATACGCTAATGCGGCTGCTGTGGGTTCGTTAATGATACGCAACACTTCCAAGCCTGCGATTTTACCTGCATCTTTGGTTGCTTGTCTTTGACTATCATTAAAATAAGCGGGGACAGTAATAACTGCTTGTGTAACTTCATGACCTAGATAATCTTCCGCAGTCTTTTTCATCTTGCGTAAGACTTCGGCTGAAATCTGTGGGGGTGCTAACTTATTATCGTTTACTTGAACCCATGCGTCACCGTTGTCATTTTCAACGATGGTATATGGCATCAAGTCTATATCTTTTTGTACAGCCTCTTCTTTGAATTTACGTCCAATCAGTCGCTTTGCGGCATAGATTGTATTCTTTGGATTAGTAACTGCTTGACGTTTAGCACTTGCACCTACAAGAATCTCATCATTGGCATAGGCAATGATTGAGGGTGTAGTTCTAGCACCTTCGCTGTTTTCAATTACTTTGGGGATTCCGTTTTCAATGACGGCTACACATGAATTTGTGGTACCTAGGTCGATACCGATTACTTTGCTCATAATTTTCTCCTTTGTTAAAGCAAGATAGATGTTATAGACCCGTTAGGCATCTATAACAGTATATATTTTACATGATTGTGTAATATATACAACTATTTAGGTTAATATAGTTTTTTGGGTAATTGTTGGTCTCGTAGATGTTTCTTCCATCTACTTTTTGCTTTGCTCTTAGCAACTTTGCGCTGGGCAGTGGGTTTTACGAACTCTTGACGGTCGCGGACTTCTTGCAGTAGACCTTGCTCTGCAATTTTCTTTTTGAATTTACGCAATGCTTTTTCAACATTGCCATCAGTTACTAGTACCCGTCTTCCGTTTTTTGCCATATATTGGTGTAGGATTTAAAATTTGATCCACATCTATATTTAGCACAGTTACGTTATTTTCTTTGTATTGCTTGGTATAGAACATGTGACACATTAATACACGCTCAATCTCAGTATGCAATCCACGTGCCCCGGTCTTTAGTGTTAGTGTATTTTCTGCGATTTGCTCAAGGGCTTCTTTTGTAAAGGTTAGATTGATATTGTCCAGACTCAGCAGATACTTGTATTGACTGATATAATTGTTCTTTACATCTGTCAGAATATGTACTAATTGCTCTTTGGTCAATTCTTGGATACTGACTGTTGTAGTGAATCGACCGATACACTCAGGAATCATGCCAAACTTGGTTAAGTCATCAGGGCTAACCTTTGTCAAGTCACCCTCAATTTTACTGTCTGTGATAGTAGCATTAAATCCAATGCTGGTTCCATTCATACGATTAGCAATGATATCCTTTAATCCTACAAATGCGCCACCTGCAATGAATAGTATATCCTTAGTATTGATTTCGCTCATATCACCGCCGGGATGTTTACGACCACCCTCTTTAGGAATACGAACAACACTACCTTCTACCATTTTAAGCAATGCTTGCTGTACACCTTCACCTGATACGTCACGTGTGATACTTGCACTTTCACCTTTACGTGCAATCTTGTCAATTTCATCAACAAAGATAATACCACGTTCTGCAAGTTTTACATCACCACCTGCGGCATGTATCAGCATACTAATCATAGACTCAACATCATCACCTA